GTTTCCGACCGAAGACGCCAAAGAAACTTTCGGCGGCGGCATCAAAGCTCCGCAGATGCTGACTAATTTCGCCAAAGCCAATCGTCTTTGGGCCAAGCACGAAACCGCCGAAGGTTTCGAGAACTGGCTCGGCCAAACGATTAAGCACAAAGACCTGACCAAGGATTACGGGCAAAAGATCGGTTCAACGCTGGCGAATGTGGAGGTGCCGATGAGCGCTGTCTTCGGGCCGAAGATCGGGATCTTTTACCAGAACTTGAGCGGAAACGAGGAGCCGGTGACGATGGACCTCTGGTTCAGTCGCACGATGAACCGGCTGGCCGGCAACATGTTTGGGTTCAGTCCCGACGCCCTCCGTGTCGACAAGAAGAACCAAAAGGCGCAGCTCACCCAATTGCGCGAGCTTCTTGATTCGGGACAGATAACCGGCGTTGACGAGAAGACCCAAGGGCGGATGCGCAAGGAGATGGACAAGCTCCTGGCCGCCAAGAATCTGGACCGTGACCGGGCGATGCGTCTAGCACCGACGATTCGCTCCTGGGCTGAAGGGCAGCACAAGTTTTTCGCCGAGACAATCGGCGAAGGCGACGATCAGCGCGGCTATCATCCCTCGCGCGCGACCGCCGAAAATCAGAACGCTAAGAATATTGATGAGAACTTTAAAGCTTTGCAGAGCGATCCTCGCAACGGGACCGAGCGGGAGAATTGGATCAAGGTGATGGATGAAGTCGCAGGCAACATGGGCAAAGCCGGGATTCACATTACCAATGCCGACCGGCAAGCGCTTCTGTGGTACTTGGAGCAGAAACTGTTTCAGGGCGTGACCGGCTCACGCGAGACAAGTTATGATTACCTCGATGCCGCGCACCATTTGGTCAGGCAAGTAAAGGAGCAAGAAATATGATCACCGCAACCGACTCCGATCAGGAGGACTTTGATAAGCACCCGCCGCAATGGCATGAGCACTTGGAAAAAGCGCTCTTGCATCACACGGGCCACGGCGAGCATCCCGGCAAATACCAGGGGGCCCCGAGTCTCGCGGAGTTGCGCGCAGAAATCGAATATCCAGAACAGATGGCGATGGAGCAAGGACAAGAACCGGAGAATCGGCCGCCGGCCCCCCCGCAGGAAGCGATGGAGCAGCCACCTCGGGCCCAGCCGGGACAGCGCGGGCAAAAACCGCCTTCCAAAGGCACTCCGACCGCTATCGGCCGGGAGACAGTCGCCCCACCGCCACCGGAAGGCTTCTAAGCCTCGGACCCTTCTTCCATCGTTTTAACGGCGACTTCCAAGCCGCGCGCGATCGCATTGGCGATCGCGAGCAAATACTCAGGCCGCATCAGCTCCTTTTCCGTAGCCGGGTGCGACACGAACCCTGCCTCGACCAGTATCGCGGGTGCATATGTGCCGTTTAACACCGCCAAATCCCCACGATGCTTGAGCCCCCGGTCGTGTTCACCCGTGTCCTCTATGAGCGCTTTCTGAACCGGCGCGGCGATCCGTTTACCTTTCTCGGTTTTATACAAAGTTTCGCACCCGTGGGCATCGGGACCATCGCTATTGAGGTGCACACTCACGAAAATGTCAGCGCCCCAGTCGTTGGATATTTCGCAGCGTTCCCCGAGATGCACGAAAACCTCGGTTTCCCGGGTTAGAAGCGTGCTCCAGCCGAGATTATTGCAGATCGCGGCTAGTTCGTGGCAGATGCTTAAGACCGTGGGAGCTTCGGGTAAGCCGTTTTGGCCGACAGCACCACTGTCATGGCCACCGTGGCCGGCATCGATACAAATTTTCATTTTGGGGTGGGGCTAGGAGTTGCTTTTAACTTGGGCGCAATGAAAACGAAGGAACTGACAATCGTCGGAGTGGGATCCGGTTCGAAGTCTGCCGGGTCTTCGTAGGTGTACGCACCCACGTTAATAAAGTGGGTACTATTTTGAGGTTCATAGGTGTACTGGTTTCGTAATATGGTGCTCTGGTTGGTAATAAGCTGGTTCTGGGCCTTATGCGGGTCTCCAAGACGGCTTCGAACCCGTCCGAGATTTCCCAGGCTCTTTTGGCGAGAGCTTGCCAGTCCCATTCACCGGGACCGGCTTTGTTGATAAGGAGCCCAAACAAGTGGCGAACGTAAGCGGCTTGATGTTCTGGTGGCGTGATCATTATGCTTATGGCGCTGTATAGCTTACTTCGTTGGATGGCAAGCTCTGACCGTTGGCGTTGTAGGCTGTCACCTCGAAAAAGTAGGTCTGGCCGCTGGTCAGTTGCACCGTGGTCTGGGTGACATTGCCCAGGTTGGGGCCTTGGGTCTCGGCCCCGCTGGCAAAACCCATCCAGAGGTAATAGCCTGCTACGCTTGGGTCGGTCTCGGCGTCCCAGGCCAGGGTCACCGATGGAGGTGGTGGTAGCGGCGTTATAGTTGGCGTGGGTGTAATAGACGGACTGGGTGTGCTTGAGGGGCTTGGAGTTACGCTGGGAGTAGGTGAGGGGTGACCACGTCCTTTACCCGGTCGTCCTTCCGTATAAAGGGTGCCGATGATAATCAGCAACCAGATGACAACGAAGCTTGCTAATCCGTAAAATGGTTTCTTGTTTTTCAACAATCTCCTTGACTGACTCCGACTCCTGCGCCATGTCGAATGTAATGACAACTGATGCAGATGGCAGACGTGTTCGTGGTCCCGTTAAACGTTATGGCAAAGGAGTCTACTGGCGTTCCGACCGCAACTGTTGGACGGCGCGAATTACAGTTGGTGACCGGAATATTCATCTCGGTAATTATGACAAGGAATCGGACGCTCTTAAGGCTCGCAGAACCGCCGAGGAAAAGTTGAAACTTGATCCTAATGCTTTTACTTTAAAATCCGATCCTGATTGAGATGACGGCGCTGTTGGAAAGATAATTCCGGCGTAAAAATTGTCCGTCCCAGCTTGCACTCAACGCAATAGATTCGCTCAGGTGATAAGACAGCCCGAAGTTGACCAGGGCGCTGTTGTGGCCCAGGCTCGCGCCCGCCACCGTGGCAGTGCTCGACGGGATGCCCACGATGTTGACCGAGCTAAAAGCTGTGGTGTCTTTAAACTCGTGTTCCCAGGCGCTAGTGGCCTTCAGATCGAGCTTGCCCAGCCGGTAAGTGCCTTCCAGGCCCAGGTCGGACTCGACCGAGGTAGAGGTGTCCGCATGGACACTAACCGGCGCATCGCTGCCGGTTTCCGAGAATGTTGGGTGGCCTGAGAGCGTGTACTGGGCCAGGGCGTATGGCCCGATGGCCAAGCATCCCAGATTGAACTGGTAACCCGCCTGGGTGGCATGGCTAAAGAACCAGCCGCTGGAGTTAGCTTTTGCCGTTCCCAACAGCCCAGCCCTGGTCGTCGAGAAGCTTTCCCCGCCCGCCGTGTTAGTTTCACTCACGTAGAAATGGCCCAGGCCCAAAATGGCGTAGGCACCGCCGTACCCGGCGTTGGCCGATAGATCAGTACTCCAGGAGTGGCCGTAGCCGCCTACCAACCCCAGGACCAAATTCCGAAGGAACTTGCGGTCGATGGCTACAATCATGCCGGCAGTAGTGGTAGTGGTCCGGGGATGGCCTTCGCTGACAAAATCGCCGTGGCTCGCCGCCCACAAACCGATCTCGCGACCCACAAACCGATCTGAATTGGTGAGCCCGGTTTCCAGGATCGAGCGCACGATGTTGATGTTGGCCAGGGTGACCTGGGCAGGCGCAGCAGCTGTCCTGCCGAAATTGCGGGCAAAGGTCGGAACCAGACTCCTGGCATTTTGTCCCGGGGTCACTGTAACGCGCCCTCCTGGGATTGGGGCGGGGAGGGTTGGCTGCGCTGTTGTGGGTGTTTCCGATGTTCCTGGGTTGCCTTGGCCGGTGCCGCCGGCCGGGGTATTGCCTTTGCCAGGGTTACCCGGCTGTGTGCCAAAGCAGGGCCACGCCAGCAACAAGAACAAAGCCATCGCCATCCATTGCATTGCAACGGCCCGAAAGGCTAAGAGATCCATTCTCTAAGGGCAAGGGTGAAAAGGGGAAGCCCACCTCGGTCGGGCTTCCCCCTGCAACACCCCAGCTTCCAAGGCATGCCAGAGATGATGCCAAGTGCGAGGATAGAAAGGAGAATTCGACTCTGGGTCGAACTCCCACCCCGGCCCTCCCTTCAAGGGAGGGAGAAAGGCAAAGAGGCAGCGCTCCATTGGGCTCTTTGTCTGGCATTCAAGTGTTAGTGATATCGTTGATACCGACATTCTGGCCGTTGCAGGGCACCCATCCTGGCGGGCAGATCGGCAGGTTCCCGGACATCGAATGACTGTAACCGGGATCAGGAACACAATGATGATTGCCTCGGTGACGGCTTCGGCAGATCGGACAATACCAGACGCCGGTATCGGTCGCGATGTAGCCACTGCAGTGCGGCGGCAGCTCGAGCAACTTTTTGACGTACTGGTTGGAGTGCTCGGGACAGAGGAAAGGTTTCAGCAACGGCGCAAACAGCCCCGTTGCGATGCTAGCCAAAAATCCACGTCTGTTCATGTGATCTCGTTGATGTCGAAGTCCAGGCTCCAAAGATAGGTTTTGCCGTTGTGGTCCTCTAGTTTTAAGAACGACGGAGGGTCAGGCCGCAGATCGCCTTCAGTCGGCCCGTTCTGAACGATAGTGCAGGCGATGCTTTCATCGCTCCCCGGCGGCTTGAACTTCACAGCTTGACCGACGATGAGTGCTCTGAGTTGTGCGCGTGTCATAAAGTTTTTTACCAGCCGGTGTCAACGGTGTAGCAGCTCCATCCATAACCGGCGACTCCAGTCGTGAAATTGATTTGGCCAAATCCGCTTTCGTTGTACAGGGAGCAGTTGGCTGCTTGGTTTCCGCCTCCTACATTTATGCTGTTGATGGCACCAGTGACTGGGTTCCAGATCGTTGGAGCGACGGTTTTAGCCAATCGTCGCTTATACGAAGCCCAGCCCAGAACGTAAGTAACCGCTGAAGTGTTCCAGAAGTAAAAACTACCGGGATAAGGAGGAGCACCGCTAACGACAGTCCCGGCAGGTGTTCCATAGGAATAGCTCTTGTCGAAGTAGCGGCAACATTCGGTTTCGTTGTCATCCCACTTCTTGTCCATGAACTGGGTAAAGGCGATCGGCTCATGCTGTATAAAAGCGAGGTCGAACGTGCTTCCTACGGGTGCGGCGGCGAAGTTGGACTGCCCGACTGCGCCTACCGCATTTTTGTTTATCCAGATGCCGTTGCTGGTATTGCTATACGTCGAGCCACACATTAGACAGATGCCCAGCTGCACCCCATTGTTGCCGGGTGTGGTGGGAAACGTTCCGCTCGCGGTAAATAACGGAAAAGCGGCAATCGGAATGGTTGTCCACTGATTTGCGTTTGTGATCGTGCCGGTTTGAGTACAGGTCCATGCCTGGGGTTGGTCCCGCAAATTTACTCCGAAGACTAGCCCGGCTACGCTTGATCGGCAGAGTAGCGTCACATAGCTAGGACCGCCGAAAAGCTCCCTAATCCTTATCCCTTCGATAAATTGTAAAACTTGTAAAAAATCACCGGCTGCCGGTGCGGCATCCTGAGTATTAAGGGTGATGCGCAGGTAATTCTGAGTGATGGGGAAGGTCGTTCCTGGGATAACAACCTGACCTGCCATTTGTTTCGCGGTAATTCCTCCCCCCGCGAATTGGAGTTGCCAACGATCTTGTGCAAAAGCTCCGTTTGTTGATGCTCCCGCCCCGACTGTCCTAGCATCAATTTCAAAATTCGGGTTCCCTAGTGCGTTGTATGAGTTAAGACGAGCATTTGAAAAAAGCGTGGTCGCTGGGTGACAGGCGTTGTCGCCCCCGACATAGGAAGTTGGGTTGCCGTCAAGCTGGTTCATCAAGCCAGCCTGGGTCTGATTAGCGATTGGTGCCTGCGCCGTGGGTCCTCCGCCGATGCTGACCTTGACAATGTAGACTAAGCAGATAAACGGGGGCATCGTATTGTGGCCGCTCCCAGAGCCGGTATTGTCACTGCCGCCGCTGGGGCCGGCCGTGCTGGCATAGTTGGGTCCATCGCTCCAGACGCCGCCGATATCGCCTGCTGCTGCTAAAGAGGCGTAGCCGGTGCCGGTTGTGTCAGCCGCATTGGTCCACCCGGAGCCGCCCCAGGTCGGGCCGCTGGTCAACGGATGGTTATAGGAATGCGTGTGGCCGCTGTCACCGTGATTGTGGCCTTGGGTATGACAGACATGCTGGTGATTCTGCATGCTGTGCGTGTGGCCGCCGAGGGTATGGGCGTGCGCGGCTAATTCGGCGATTGCTAACACATGATTCTCTTCGCCGCCGATTGCTGCCAGCAACCTCTGGCTTAAGCCGCCGCTCCCTGGGCCGGCTCCCACTACAAACCTCGAGCGCAGGTCTGGGATATTGAAAGTTGTGCTGCCATCGCCCGAGCCAAAAGTCGTTCCTATCAAACTATATAACCCAGGATAGAGCGAACGGCTGATCGCGCTTCCATCGGCGATCAAATAGTTAGCCGGCGCAGTGGCGGAAAGCCACGCATGAACGGAACCGATTGGCGCGCTGTCGCCCATCGGGCCAGTCGGGCCCGTGATCCCGCTCTGCCCGCCCTGGCCCTGCGGGCCGCCGGGGCTGACTTCTGCGCCACTGGGGACTACTGTGCCGGGAACCGCTGCGCCCAGGCTCATACAATTCCTTTCACGGTGAGGAAACTTTGATTAATATTCCCGCTGGCAGGAGAGAAGTACTGTAGCCCGTTGACCGGTCCGTAACCCACGGTACACAATCCGTAGTGGATGTCCGTATTGGCATAATTGTTACCAATTGAGAATGAACCGCCTTGGGACAGATAGGTCGGATAATTGTTTGCTCTGCCGGGATTGAGGGTCAGGCGGATTATGGTATAACCGCCCACAATCGAAGAACCCCAATAGCCCAGGTAAGCAAAGTTAATCCCGGTGTTGATTCCCCCTCCGGCGACGCCGGAGGTGCCAAGGCCGTATACAGCCGCGTAATAATATCCTGCTGAAGTAAACCATGAAGCCCCGCCGTTGTTGCTGAAATAGGCAGCAATATGCTGGTTATCATTTGCTACGATTATATTTGTCCATTCCAGTTCAAAGACGCGGAATCCGACCGGCAGCAACACTGTCCCATTAGCTTGAGGCGATGTAATATCCTGAGTACCCAGAATCACTTCGCGTTTTAAACCAAATGTGCGCCAGTTGGAACCGTCGCTAAGAATGGTGCACTCCTGGCTGGGAAGAAGATTAATCGAAGCCGCGCCGTCGATTAATCCGCTAGTTGGTTGCACAGTGATAGTCCCGGCGGCAACCAATCCCTGATCATTGCGCAGATAATAGACAAGGCCTGCCTGTGCCGCTGGCAGAGTCAGGGTCCAGCCGTTGCCAGAGCATAAGATGTACTTGCCGCTGTCTGCCGTGGTCAGCGTGTATGCTGCGGTTTTAGCCACAAACCCGCTGACCAATGAGATCGTGTGGCAGGCGTTGTCGCCACCAACGTAGGAGTTCGCCTGTCCGTTGAGCTGCCCGAGCAAGCCTCTAGTCGATGCGCTGGCTAAGGGTACAGTGGCAATGACCTCCGTGCCGAGCGGGTGACAGGCGTTGTCACCGCCCAAATAGTCCGTGAGCCCGCCTGACAGAGGATTAACCAAGCCGGCTTGACTAGGGGAAGCGATTGGTACGGCCGGCACAGGCGGTGAAGGATTAAGTAAGGTAATTTGGTTGCCTGTTTTGGCGGTAACCTGCAGGACGCCTGCGTTACCGGGACCGCCGGCCGCCTGATCAACATAGACGTACTGGCCGACGACAACCCAGCTCGCATCATTTAAAGTGATGACGACGGTCTGACCGACGGGCGGGACGGTGAACCCGCTGACTAAGGTATTAAACGCATTGAGGCCGCTCACGCCTTGGACACCCGTTTGCCCGATCGGGATACCGAAGTTCAGTACGGCTGCGGAAGGCGTGCCCGAATTAGAAACCGTGGCGGCGGAGCCTGGACTCAAATTGTTAGTGGTGCCGACACTAACTGTTGCGGCCGCGCCGGCAGGACCCTGGCCGCCGGTAGCTCCAGTGGTGCCGACGGGCCCTTGTGCTCCAGTGCTCCCGGTGGCGCCCGTGGCCCCGGTGCTACCGACCTGGGCTATAATACTCCAATAAGTGGGATTAGTCGGCGGTTGATTCGTATTAGGCGAGATGCAAACATAGCTTGAGCCGGTATAAGAAACGACATCGTAAGGATTATAGGCCGTAGCCGAGTCCCAGCCGCTGCGCCAAGTAAATCCCTGGCCGGTCGGCCCGGTCGGGCCGATTGAACCAGTGGGGCCGGGATTGCCCTGAATTCCCTGGCTGCCGGTGGCCCCGACATTGCCCTGGGGGCCCGTCGCGCCGGTTGCGCCGATTTGTGATAAAACGTTCCAATAGGTGGCGTTAGTAGGGAGCTGGTTCGTGTTACCTAAGATGCAGACGTAGCTACTCCCCTGATAGCCGACGCAATCATAAGCGTTGTAGGTAACCGCGCCGCTCCAGGCGCTGCGCCAATTATAACCTTGACCGGCCGCACCGGGAGTTCCGGCAACGCCCTGGGGGCCGGCCGCGCCGGTATTACCCTGTAAACCCATTTGCGCGATCAGGTTCCAGTGCGTGGTATCTGTTGCCGGATCAATGTTAGTATTAGCAACGGTGCAGGTATAGCTCGAGCCGTTCCTGCTAACAACCAGATAAGGAGTATAAGCTGTAGCCGCACTCCACGCGCCCGCCCAGGTAAAGCCTTGACCGGCAGGCCCAGGCACGCCCTGGGCGCCTGTATTTCCGACCGAACCCTGGCTGCCGGTCGGACCGGCTGGGCCAGTGGCTCCAGTGGCGCCGGCAACGCCCTGAATTCCCTGACTGCCGGTCGGCCCGATATTTCCCTGCGGGCCCTGGGGGCCGGTGGCGGTTACTTGGTTGCCGCTCGGAGCGGTCGAACCCGGCGCTTCGTTAACATTATAGCCGGGATTCTGCAAGGTGAGGGTATTAGCGCCGGTATTTAAAGCGGTGATACTGAGATAACCTATCGGCTGAATAAAAACGAAGTTGCCGACGCTGAAGGCTCCCGCATTGACTACATTAGCGACAGCCGTTGCCAGGACGGCCGGCATCGTGAAAGTGCTAGTCAGAGTAGTAAAGGCACTAGCACCTCCAGGCGGGCCCTGGGGGCCGGTGGCGCCCGTAGCTCCGATGGGACCTTGGCTGCCGGTCTGGCCGGGAGCGCCCTGGGGGCCAGTGGGCCCGATCGCGCCCTGCGCGCCGGCCACGCCTTGGACGCCGGCCGGAACCGTAAAGTTAAGAACGGCTGCGTAGCTAGTACCAGAGTTAGTCACACTAGCATTTGTGCCGGGAGCGCCCGTCTGGGTTGTGCCGACACCTACCGTCGCAGCAGCCCCGCTAGCACCGGCAGGCCCGGTATTACCTGCGACGCCCTGCGGACCTTGAATTCCCTGGCTGCCAGTCGGCCCAGGACTGCCACTGGGCCCGGTCGGACCCTGAATGCCAGCGACGCCGGCAGGCCCGACTAAGCCTTGCGGTATCGAAAAGTTTAAGACCGCTGCCTGCGGGCTGCCAACATTAGTAACTAAAGCGGCGGTGCCAGGACCAGAAGTGTTAGTCGAGCCGACAGCGACAGTGGCAGCTACACCGGGTGTTCCCTGGACTCCCTGGCTGCCCTGAATTCCCTGGGGCCCAGTCGCGCCAGTGGCGCCGGGACTGCCGGCGATTCCAGTGGGGCCTGGATTGCCCTGGGGGCCCTGGGCCCCAGGCAATCCCTGAAGACCCTGATCGCCTTTTGGGCCCTGGGCTCCGGTATTTCCGATCGGGCCTTGCACGCCCTGGTACTGGCCCGAGTCGACCCAGGAGAGCCCGTTCCAGACATAAGCGCGGCCGGTATCGGCCGTGGTCCACATGTCGCCGATCATGTTCCCGCTTGTCGGCAACTTAGAAACGGTCGCAACGACGCCTTTGGCATTGAGCGGTGGACCGGGCGGCCCGATCGGCCCTGGAGGTCCTTGGGCGCCCCAGGCCGCCGGAACGTTGGTGACGCCGCTCCAATCGACGCTCGCCGCCACATCGGCGCGCTGGGCCCAATCTACCACTCCCCACTCGCCGTTAGTCGCAAATTCGTTCTCGGTCATGGTGCCGGCAGGCCCAGAACCGTTACCGCTAGCCGGCGCGACTGGGTAGGAAGAGGCTTCAACCAGCCTGGGGCCGTCCTCAGTCGGCCGGCCGACTGAAACCGGCGGATAAGTTGGCGGGTAATCTGGATGAGGCTGCAGCGCGCGTGTGGGCGGCAGCGCGGGCGGCGGAGGCGCGACTACCAGAGGCGCAATAAAAAGCGGCCCTTTGCCATCCAGGCGCGTAGGGACGAAAGGCAAACCGACTCCCGGCGGGCCGAAAATCTCGACGCCGTCAATGACTGCGCTGGGAACGGGGCCGTCCGTGGCCATTGTGGAAGGTTTCCTTTACTCTTTCCAGTTCTTATTGTGGACGATGCTCCAGATGCATGAGCGAGTAACGCCAAATTCGTTTGCCAGTTCTTGCTGCGTATAGCCTCGCTCACTCAACATTCTCACTTCTCTAACTTCGGACAGTTTCAGAACGCCGCGCCGATTGCGGCTTTGCGATAATCGAGTTTCCCACTGGCAATTCAGAGGATCGTAATCGCCATCGTTATTGATTCTTCCCAATGTGTGCTGCGGCGAAGGGCGTCTGCCCACATCTTCCAGAAAGCCGGGATAATTATTCAGCCATCTGTCGCAGACCTTGATGCCTCTGCCGCCATAGTTCTTGTAGTCGCGCCCCTTCTGGTTGTAGCACCTCCGTTTCATGCTGCACCAGACTAGGTATTCGGGAACTTCGCTGCCATTTATGCGTATGGAATCGCCGTGTTTCATTGCCAGCGGCCAAACGTTAAATCGGCCTGTTTACCGGCATTGGGCCCCGATTGCTGAGTGACCCAGAGATCACCGTGCGGGCCGATCGAAAGAGTGATTTGTTCCTCGCCGTTGGATAAGACAATCGAGGCCGGCGGCGGAGCGGGCTCGGTGTTCTGCTGCTGTTCTAGCTGCGCTTGTTGGATTTGGGGCATCATTTCCAGAGGTGCGCCGCCGGGAGTTTCGTCCCACGGCGTCGAGTGAGGCGTATAGGCCGCTCCCGCAGGCACGGCCCGAGGCCCGGTTTCAGGGACTGGGTGAAACATCGCAAAAAAGCCTCCAGTTCGCGAAGGTTTAGCCTGGAGCGACGACGTTGGGCGGCGTCCACGGCTGCCAGGGACCGCCAAAAACGATTGTAGGAAGTCCGAAGGCCGCTCCCGGCGGGATAGCTTTGGGACCGTCCTCTGGCCCAGGGAAGCCTCCCTGGCCGGGTGTTACGGTTGCCGGGTATTTGCCTGTGACCGTCCCGTTGACGCCGGTAATGACCATCGAGGGACCCGTCGCTTGTGCTCCGATTCCGTTGCTCATGCTTCGGAATATTATACGCTAAGAATCCAGTTGACGATTAAAATCAACCCATTGCGTTCGCTCTACGATGCCTAGAGTCTGCAATACTTTGCGCGGCCGGCGCGCGGTCATTCTAGCCTTTTCAGGCCCGTTCATGCGCGCTTGGTGCATGCACATCACCATCGAGTCGGCGTGGTCGGGACTGAAGTTGTAGACCTTCCTGAACTCTTTTTTGGATTGGATTTTCACCCGGCCTAAGCCCGTGGGGCCCTTGCCGACAAGCTGGTACTTGCGTTGTGTGATCTGTTCCAAGAGCTTGTCCGCGCGAGCGCTCGGACTGATCTTGAAGTAGCCGAATTCGACCCAGCGCCGCAGCGCCATGTACATCTCGGTATCGATCCCGTCGAATTCCTCTATCGCCTTATGGCTATCGTCTTCCAGAATTAATTTTTCGGTCGCGGATTCGCCCCAGTTAACACCGTGAACCAGGGGACTCCAGAGACTCATCATCGAGTCATGGACTCCGGTGCCGACGCCCGTGCGATCGATTAAGACCCATTCGGGACCGATCCCGAGGGATTCGCACAATTCGATCGTATTGTGAGCCATCTCCAGCGTACGAACTTTGGCCATCTCGTAGAATTGATTGACCTGAAAACAGTAGCGGCCTTCCCCGAAGGAAATCACTTCTTTGCTATCCCTGGGCCGCCACCCAGAACAGAGTCCGTACTGGCCCGCGCAGAAAATCGCCAGATCGCCGCCTTCGAACGCCACATCCAACGCGCCAGTCGGCACAGCGCGTCCGCTAAATACCAACGTCCCAAAAACTTCATCCAAGAAACTAACAGGAATCACTACATTAGCAACGCCCTCCATCGGGTAAAGGCCGCGCGCCATCGTCCAATATTCGGGCGAGTTGCCGCCGCCTAAGGTGCGCAAATTTTCATAGCCTTCGAAAGTCATGAACCCTTTATAGACTTCCTTCTGTTGCACCACGTTCTCGATATGATAAGCCCCGTCGATCCGTTGCACCTTCCAATTCTCTTTGCTAGTCCACTCGTGATCCTCGTCTGGCACTACTCTAGTCCAGCCTTTAAGCGGCGTGGCCTGCGAGGCCAGCGGCGAGAGAATGTTACGCGGATTACAGGCGCAGACGACTTTGATTAAATCGCTGCCGGCCATCGAAAGCAGCATGTTGTTAATACCCTGCCACAAACCCGCAGGGCATTCTTCAGCCTCGTCCACGAACGCTCTTACGCGGCCGACTGAGCCGAAGAGTGGGTCAACGGCGGCGCGAGGAAGCGGGTGAAACCCTTGCAACGCCCCACGCCCCGTGGTCCCGGCTGGAATACTGACGCGGGCAATCGAAGCATGCCGATTTTTAGGGTCGCACCCGATAAATCCATCCAGCAGCACTCCCGGCAACGGGATAACGCTAGACTCATGCAGCATGTTAAGCGTTGAGAAGACATTCGCTTTGGCGTGACCGCTACTGGTTGAGATAATTTTCGAGTTTGTATAGAGCGGGTCTTTCAGAAAGTCTAGGAGAAACCACGCGGCCGTAGTATAAGTTTTGCCGGCCGACCCGCAACCTAACAATATTAACTTTGCTTCGGAGCAGATCGCGTCGAAGATGCGCTTAACAGATAAAGGACGAGCGTCAAAGAGTTCGCGCCCCCACAGCAGGGTTGCGGTTGCCACAAGACGATTAGCGCGTAGGAGCTGACTGACAACAGCCCAAAGATAAGCACGAGCCTGAGTAATGCTCGCACACGTTGGCTCGAGTTCCGCGACGGTCCCGATGAGTTCATCGTCTGTGCCATTGCCTAAGCTCCTCCTCAAGTCGTCGAGGTTCATTCATCAGAACATTAGCTGTTGGTTGGTGGAACCAGAACAACCTGCCCTCGGTTGATCGCTTCAAGCGCAGAAATCACGCCCTGAGCAAAAGCCGTATGGTGGAGCTGGATCCGCGTCACCTCGGGATCATCGATCATTTTATCGGTTACCTCGCGCAAAGCCGGGTCGCACATGGACTCTTCCAGAATCAGCGCGGCCAATTCCATCGTGCCTTCGGGCCCGTGTAACAGTCTGCCTTTCATTCGTCTTTGTAGGGCGTTTTGCGTGGCTTTTCCTCGCTCTTTTCTTGCGGTTTGCCGGCGGGTTGGAGTCCGAAAATCTTTAGCCATTCGCCGCAAGGTTCGCAGTAGAAGGGCCACGCCCAGCCGTTCTCGATCAGGCCCACGACCTCGCGCAGGAGCGAGTCTGACGTGACTGGCCAGGGTGCTCCCTCGGCCTGCCATTCGACGTGACAGCGCTTGCAGGTAAGCCACCGCGAGGGCCACGGCCTGGGACGCACGCCGCCCAGAAAATCGAGCAGGTCCCAGTCATGTTTATCCTCGGGTTCGCGTTCGCCGGCAACGAGCGAATCGAAACTTTTTTCGTCCAAAACTTTCTGCAAAGTGCCGTCTTTTTGGATCCATTTGTACCTCATTTTTACACGAATTTTACACAGGTTTTACTCAGATTTGCTGCCCAGTTTCGCTCGGAAATCTGATGTGATTACGACCATTCCGAATGGTGAGTCGGACGATTTTATCGATTGCATCGGCGTTTTTGCATTCCCGTTCGAAGTCTGCGATCAGACAGCGGAACTCCAAGGGCGTGAACCGGCGTCCGAATTTCTGGTCAACATGCTCGAGATAGCCGCAAACTGCTTCTCTGGCCGTCTCTTTTTTCCAGTAATTCGTCTCGGGAAACGGCGGTTTTGCACGGTCGATGTGGGTTATCACGCGCGGTTTCTCGGGAGGAACGTATTCATTCGGATCTGAAGAAAAAGCCAAAGAATTAGATCCAGATCCAGACGCGATAGCATTGCCATCGCAATGCTGCGCTAGCAATGCGTCCGCATCACTTTTTCCGTTCTTTTTATGATTTCTCCAGCGTGATTCGGCGCTATTTTTTGCCTGCTCACTTCGATTCTGAGCTTTGTTAGCTTCCTTCTCTGAGCGTTTCTGATGCCAGCGACCATCCTCACCGAAGTAGAACGGTTTGAGGACGACTTCTTTGTTCCTGGCTAAGGTTGTCTTTTTGATTCCTGCGATTTTACACAAGAGGCAATCATCACAAGGCAAGGTGCCTTTTTGATCCTGTTTCCAGGCGGCCCATAAAAGCCTCATATAGACCGCTTCCTGTTCGAGGTTCATCCTCTGAACGAGCGGATCATTGTAAAAATCATCGCCGTAGAAGGGGAAAAAGGGGAATCGATTGGCCATTGCTGTCACTCCATTGCTTTTATTTCCCGCCAGAACGCCAGTGAGCTGGTTTGGGCTGGTTTCTTCGGGCGTTTTCCCAACTTTTGGCCTCATCGTTCCTTGATTCGACTTGGAACGACGCACAGTTGACATGGAAACTTTCGTGACATTGCTGACAGAGGACCGTCAGATCCGAGATTCTTTCGTACCCGCGTCGCGCATAAGTGCGATGATGCACTTCAATTGATTGAGGCGAGTAACACAGTTGGCATCGATATTCGGCTCGACGTTTCGCGCGTTCTGAGATTCTCGCCCAGTATTTAGTCTTTAGATAATCCTCATACGGCATTTCGTGCCGTTGCTCTCCAGTCAGATCTTCCATGTGGCCTAAAAACAATTTGCCCTCGGGAGAAGCGTCAGAGAAGTGATTGAAATCCGCAGAGACGAGGATTCTCCAACGCTTCACCGGAGGGCAATTCCTAGCGAAACCTTGTCTCTGCAACAAGTCGGCAATCACTCCGACACAAAGGTTCTACGGCAGGGAACCGGCGGCCGTCAACAGAAAGAAAATTTTATTATCAACAATTTGCTTTTGGCGGCGCGCGAGCGTAGACAAAAGTTTGGCGGTTGCCCTCTGTGAACCAAGGCAACCGCCATTGAC